CAACTCGGATGCAATTTTGGGTCTCTCAAGCTATACGCGGAGTGGAAGTACAGGCCAGTGGTGGCAGAGTACGTAACACCGCCTGGAGAGTTTGACCCGGTGCCCGAGTTGGAGGAGTGGAGACAGCAATGGTTGGCTGATCGTTCTGCTGGAGGTAGGTAAGTTTTGAGTGAAGCTTTGGCTCCTAACGTCGCGCTTAAGCGGTGGGGGCGCTTCGGCGGCAAGCCGCCTGCCCCACCTCGCGCTCCTTTACCGTAACACAGTGGTTGGGGAGTGAATTCATTTTAGAGTTCGTACTAACGGAGTTTATTTTAGGCCGAGGGGATTGGTCCTTTATGGAGCAACACGACTGGGAAAGACTGTGTGGGCCCGAAGCCTCGGCCCACACTCATACTTCGGAGGACTTTTCAACATGGACCTTTTCTCCGAAGACGGGAAGTACGCCGTATTCGACGACATCGCCGGAGGATTTGGATTCTTTCCTTCTTACAAGTGTTGGATGGGTGGGCAATTCGAGTTCAGTGTGACGGACAAGTACCGACACAAGCGAAATGTTCAGTGGGGCAAGCCAGCGATATGGCTGTGCAATACTGACCCTAGACTCGATTGGTACAAGCCAGGCAGCAGCCCTGACTTTGAGTGGATGGAGGCGAATTGTGATTTTGTGGAGCTATCTAGGGCTATTTTTCATGCCAGTACAGGGTAGCCTCAGCCGAAACTCTGAAGAGATCGGTTGCCGTGCCACCTGCACCTGGTTGTATGATATCACATATCATATAGTTTCCCATCTTTTGATTAGTCTCCGCAGCGTAGTAGTTGCTAGTGCCTGTCTCTTCACCGGTCACATCGTCGTCATATGTGAGGTTAGAGTTCATGGGGTGCCAGAATTTGAAGTTCCGCACGGTTCCGTTACTGTTGCCGCTAGTGATGGTGCGAACCCTATCGTATTTGACTTTGACTCTCTTATCGTCGACCTTGGCGGTTATGAAGTCATTCCAGTCCGTGTTTCTCTGTCCCTTGAAGAGGACTTCGGTGTAGTAGCCGAATGGGGCGACCATGGAGTCACTGCCTTCGGCGTAGTTTTCGAGCATTCGTTGCATTCCCTCTCCATTAATGTCGATGAAAGTGGTCTGTGACACGAGGGGGGAAGCTTGACGGTACACGGCGAATACCGCGTCCGTAACTGTGAAGCAGATCCTTCGGTGGAACCACGGGACGCCACTGCTGGTTTGGATGCGCCAATTCTCGGAGAGGCCGCGCATGTAGCATGTGGTTGAGGTGCGGGCTGACACATCGGCGATCGTGTTATAGCCGCCGCCACGTTTGATGTCCATCGCTGTGGCGCACCAGAACGAGACGAACGTTGAGTTGGCACGAACGTTCAGGGGTTGCTTGGAGACGGTTGGTTGGAGGGTTCCGTCATTTGCCGTATTGGAGTACGTCAACATGTCATTTCTTTTCTTGCGGCTGGTTTTGTTGAGAATGCTTTTGGTGCTCATTCTCCTCTTTCGGTAAGTCCTCCTGCGTCGAACAGGGGCTCGCTTGCGCGTCGTGCGGGGTTTCTTGAACCGGCGCATGCGCCGATTGCGGTACGTTCCGTAGCTTACGTAGGCCATAGGTGCAGGGGAATCCAGGCATGAGGGGTAGTTAGGGCAAGGCGGGGGAACTTTGGGCCGGTCAGTCGTACTTATAGTCCGGGGGTGAGCGTTTTTTTTTTGGGGTCTACAGTGTTAATTTCGACCCCAAAAATGAGAAAGTTCAAACTCGACTCAGTCAACTATGTCCTCCTCACCTATTCCGATTGTCCAGACGACTTCAATCCTCAATGCATTATTGATGCAGTTACGGGAACTGGAGCAGTGTACCGACTTGGTAGAGAGCTCCATCAGAATGGCAAACCTCATTTCCACTGCTTTGTACAGTGGGATGAGCCATTTTCTCACCCAGACGCCGGACAACTTTTCTTTGTGGGAGGCCGTCGGGCGAACATCAAGCGATTTTCGGCGAACCCTGGACGACGCTGGGATTACGTCGGCAAGTACGCAGGCCACAAGGAGGGGCACTTTATCATTGGTGATGCATGCGAACGGCCGGGCGGAGATAAGGAGGATTCCGAGCGGACGCAGGCAGACATCTGGGGCGAGATCATCTGCGCTACGACTGAAGGGGAGTTTTTTGAGAAGCTGGCGGCTCTTGCTCCTAAACAACTCGGATGCAATTTTGGGTCTCTCAAGCTATACGCGGAGTGGAAGTACAGGC